GCGAACACCCAGTTTATTAGAGATTGATCCATTATTTTGCCAATGCATTTTGATTTTGTTCATTTTTAGGCGACAAAGCGTTTACACCAACTGCGCTTGCTCCTGTAATTTTCCTACCTGTTTCTTTTAGCTCTGTATACACCTTAGGGTCTTTAATAGCTTTTAATACTTTAATACGATCAGATGCAGGCAAAGTGTTAAGTAACTCATCAAAGCCTTTAGCAGTTTTAGCTGCTTCAGTTAGTTTAGCCAAGGTTGCTTTACCAACTTTTTTCTCAACAATGTCTAATGCTTTGTTAGCTGTAGTGATTCTAGGGTCAAACCAGTTAGGAATCTTTAACACCGCAGTGTGCTCACCCATTAAATCGACCAACGCTTTTTCACCTGCACTAGCTTGTTTAGCCATTTCACCACGAGATGTAATTTGTTTAGCTGCGCCTGCAAGTGTTTCCATAGCATCTTCGCTAAGTTGCAACGCAAGATTATAGTTACCCTTACCCATAATTTTTTCTACGGCTTCGGGTGAGTTAAGTTCAACTAACTTAACAAATAAATCTGGCGATTCACGATATAACGTACGAGCTTCAGCACTTAATTTACGCGCTGCAATATTTTGAGAACCCTTAGTGTAGTCTGCCAAATATTTTTTCCATCCTGCGCCACCAGCAGCTTCAATTGTGTCGTCAATAAAAGGTTTAATTTTAACCATTACAGACGCCGCAGTTTCTCGTTGAACAGAAGGCGCTTCACCTTTCAATAAATCTCGTATAGCTGCGTTAACCGAGTTCTTACGAATAGATGCTAGAGCTTGTGCGTCAATTACACCGCCTGAGTTAGTCCATGCGGCAATGTCATCCGCAACGCGGTTAACTGCAGTAGTCACTACATCATTACCCGCAAACGCTGGGTTGTCCGCAATACCTGATATTTGACGAGCTAATACGCTGCCTTGAATTGGATTGACTCCGTTTCGACGCAAAGTATCCGCTGCTGCACCAGCAAATTGAGCGCCTTGACCAAGGTCTAAAGATGCAGATGCAGCTTTGTCTGACCACTCATTAAATGCTTTTTGGGCTAATTCATCTGCATAAGTGTAACGAGCCGTGCTTGTTGGTAGACCTTGCTTGATAACTTGCAACTTAGCCCATGCTTCTGCTTTGTTACCTGCATTGATTAAATCACGCACTTCTTGTACTTTAGCCGCGGCTTCTTTACTTAGCTTACCTGCTTGAGTTTCGTATTCAGTTACAGCTTTACCTAAATTAGCGCGATTTAGCGCCGCATCGCGTTGTGGACCAGTCATAGTGTTTAAAGCGTTTTTCATGTTAGCTAATGTAGTTCTAGTGGCTGTTTCAGTTGTACCACCTGCTAAATTAGCTAATTTATTAGCTGTTTCAAAATCTTGTTTTTTTAATAAATCGGTAAAAAATTTAGGCTCACGTTCAGCCGCGCGTTGAAGTAAAGCTTGAGCTACAGGTTCGTTTAACCCTGCGTCTGCTAACGCTTGCGCTGGTGTGACGCCTGGCTTGGCGTTACGTAAAGCATTAACGACCTCATCTACATCACCGCCAATAGACTCTCGCAAAATATTAGCAGCTTTTTGCGTAGGTATTTTACGCATATCAAGGACTTTACCCGCGCCGCTTGCAATTTTTTGCACTACCGCAGGCACCACTAACGGTATAGCTGCACCAAATCCAGCGCCTGTCCCTGCGTCTTCTGCATTGAGCAACGCTGCGGTTGTACCGCCTATAACCGCGCCGCCAGCGGCTTGAACGCCTTTTTCAATAATCTTACCGCCAATGGTTGTAGGCGTTGCCATACCTGTTCTAAAGCCGCCTGATTGAATAGACGTGCCTAAAGGCGCAGTAAACCTAGCAACTTGTGGAACTGCTTGACCGACTGCAGTTACACCTTTACCTATAAAACCACCAACCGGATAGGTCGCTAATACTTCACCGCCAAACTCACCAGCGCCAGTCATACCAGGCGCAACTTCTTTGTATGGAGCTATAAACTGTTCTTGTTCAAGTTTTCGTTTGGCTGCGTCTGCAATTAAAGCTTTACCAGTTTCATCTGCACCAAGGGCTTCTAAACCCATACCTACTAGCTTTTGACCACCAAACATCACATTACCAACACCTTTGCTAAAACCAGCAAAAGGCGCTGCTACACGTTGCAATTCACTTTTATATAAATCACCACGCGTAAGTTCAGGTTGCACGTTCTCACGTTTTGCAGTAACCGTCATAGGAGCTAAGTAGCCTAGAATGTCGCTAGGTTGATACCCAGCGTCTAAGGCCGTTTTGACTTTACCGCTGTATTCAGGCAAACCACCTAAGTGCTTAGTGATTGCGGCGTCATCATATCCTGCGGCTTTAGCTTGAGCGATTTGTTCCTGAATAGTTGTCATTTTTTAGGATTAAAAATATCGTTAAGAGATGGTTTAGCTGCAGGTGCAGCCGCGCCGCCAGGGACATTAACTTGTGAGCCTACACCAGGGACGTTTACGTTATTTGCAGGCGCTTTTGGCTTATCAATTAAACCTAAACGAACCATTTGATCTACAGCACTACCCCAAGCTGCTAAACGATCTTCTCTTGGTAAAGTACCGTCGCCTACTTGCGCAACTAAACTTGCCACCAATTCTGCGTCGGACTTAGAAATACCCGCACCCAATTTGCCGTTTAACAAACCAAATGTAATTGCGTTGCCTTTTTGTACAAGGGTTTGTAAGGCGCGAGAGCCTTCGTTAGAAGCACCAAATAGACGCCCGCCAATATCATACCCTTTACCAAGGTAGCTACCAGTAGATTTTCTAATAAGATCTGATATTTCGTCTTTACCTGTTTCCACATCGTAACCTGCAGTAGCCAAGGCTTTGCGGTTAGCTTTAACGTCAATTTGGCCCGCAACTTCCTGTGCAACTTCACCTTCAGCACGTTTTTTAGCTTTAGTAATGTTAGCTTGTGTTGTTGGGTCGTACTGTAGGCGTTGGCCTTCGCGTTGAATACCAAGGTTTTGTTTTTGAGATTCACTAAGCGTCATCTGCTCTATGCGCTTGGCTGCGTCTGCGCCTAGCTGTAAAAAGTATTGCTTGCGTTGTTCTGGAGCCATAGCCAACGTTTGTTTTAATGTCATTGCACCTTGTTCGGGCGTAATGTCACCACGTATAATAGCGTCTTGAATATGCGCAGTCGTGTTTTCAGGGGATGGGTTAAGTGCCAAATCAGACATACGTTCACGATGCGCTTTTAACGTCTTTTCGTTAATTTCTAATTTTGTTTTTTTAGTTTCTAGACGGCTTTTACCTAGTTCTGCACCTAGCTTAGGGTTAACACGGCTGACTTTATTTAAATAATCAGGATCGCTTGGGTCTAGCTGACGCAACATATTCCTATCTTCAACCGCTTGTTGCATCTCTTGACCCTTTAGCATATTGACGCTTAACTCTTGCTGACGCGCAAAACGATTAATAGGATCTTCAATTTGTATTGGTTTTACGCCTAGAGCGATGCTTGAATCAATAGTTGCCATAATTACCCCGGTGTGTAAGTTGTGCTGTAATCAACAACTGGCGCATAATTACCACCACCATAGTTAGGTAATCTGTTTAAGTATTGCTGACCTTGATAGAAGTTAAGACCTTGCCCAAGTCCTTGACTAATGGCGTTAGCAGAGCCAACTTGACCAGCAGCCATAGCGTTGCCTGCACCAATAATGTTAGAACCAATCTGACCGCCTAATTGACCAGCAGCGCCTGTTAAGGTGTTAGCTGATGATTGAGCTAGACCACTCAAGCTAGCAAATGGGTTAAGGGTGTTAGTACGTGTTGTTTGATAACGATTAAACGCGTTTTGGTATTCTTGGGATCCTAAATCTTGGCCGTAGCGTTGGATGCCTTTTAATGCGGATCCTGATAGCAAACCACCTCTTGCGGCGGCTGAACGCTCAAGACCTTTCATACCTTCAGACATTCTAAATGCGTAGCCTGGGTCGGCGGTAAACTTATCCATGCCAAACTCAGCAGATGCGTATTTACCATAATCTTTTGACCCTATTAAAGCGTTATATTCAGCTAAATCTCTAGCGTATTGCGCTTTTTCATCTGCTGAGGCGTCTGCGCCTAGCGCTTCTGGTTTATTTGATAAACCTAATAGTTGCAATAAGCGGTTTTGACCCGCCATCCCCGCTTCTCTAAACGGTTCTTGCAACTCAATCTGGCGTTCAAACATCCGTTCTTGTGCAGCTGTTGCATCTGCGGCTGCGCCTGCTTGTGTTTGCGCGGCTGATTTAGCCGCTTTAGATCCTGTGTATGCACTATAGACTGTGGCGGCTGCCGCTACATATCCACTCATGTTAATTCTCCTTGTAACATTAGGCCAAAGTTTACTCGCATAGAGGCCCTATAATCTAACAACAGTTCATCGCCGACGTCAATATTTTTAATTGCAACTGAATAAATATCATCACCATCTTTTAATGGCTCAATGTTAGCATTAAATGAATGATTTATAAACCTACCGCCAGGTGTTCTTTTACCATTTAAACGACCAGGGCATACAATTTCGCCAATTTTAAAAGGTTTTGTTGCAAACAACCCTTGGCCATGTATAGGTGAATCTTGTAGCTGAACAAAATAACCGTCAGGCATAGGTATTAAATCCGATTCGTTTTCGGCGATTGCTTGTACTTGCTCATACGTCATGTTAATTTGATTTAAAAACAGTTTGTAGTCTAACTTTGCTTGTTGCACCGCCGTACGGCTGTCGCCTAGCCCGTACTCTGGTACAACGTATAAACGATCTTCTAGTGTAGGAATATCCGTACAATCGTCTAAATTTTCGTAAACATCCACCCAAACAACTTCTTCGTCAAATACGCGTCCTACGCGTTGCTCACCTGCGCTTGCGTTAAATTCTAGCGGTGCTGTCAACACTTTGACTTCTGTCCCCACGTTTACAGCAATAGTACCTTTTTCAAGCCTAATCTTATACGCAGTCTTGTGTGCTGCACCTGTTAGCACCGTCCACGGGGGTATAGTGATTTTACGTTCGTAAACGCTTGGTGCAAATGTGTGCTCTGTCACAATGTCTGCTTGCTTCATTTTGAGCAGTTCGTCTTGAAGCTTAACAATCTTTTCTTTTGTGACTTCAAGCGTTGCAACCCCCATATTAGCAAACGTTGCTAAAGGTTGTTGCTTGGGTTCAAACCCTTTGCCGTAGGTTACTTTAATTTGCATTAGCTTGTAATCTCACGTCCGTTAGCACGAATGTTGATGGATGTGGCTGTACCAGCAATCGTTGAGATGAACCCGCCTGCCACCAACGCTGCGCCTACTAGCTCTGGAAACGTGTAAGTTTCTGTAGGCTGTAGCGTTTTGGTCTTAACGATTAAGTTAGCGTCGCCTGCTGATCCTGCGGCTGTGACCAAGTTCACGCTGATGGTTGCAGCTGCTGCGCCGTAATTGGTCGCAGTGAACTTGTCGATAATGGTTGTTACGCCATTTGCGGTGTATTGAGTTGTTTGTGAATTTTCAGCGATTTTCGCTGGGATTAAAACCCGTACAGTTACGGTCATATTGATGCTCCTTCGATATTATTTGCAACAGTAAGAATGATAGATGGTATAGCAGGGACAGGTGCAGCAGCAGCAAACGCCGCAATTTCAACGCTAAGAGTGGATACCGAAAACATTATCTCTACGTAATCACCTGATTTTAAGTCAAAAAAGTAATTTAACGAGGAAAAAATTTCATGGTTATTACCTTGAATCTGTATGTAACTAGCGCTGTTGGCTACGTCCACGCCGTTAAGCCTAAACCAAATATAAAAGTCGCCTACGCCGCCGCTAGTCTTATCTAGCTGAAACGAAGTGTCAAAGTTATAGATACCAGGCGTATCAACGTAAACGCGTGAGGTCGGCGTACCAAGGTACACACCGCTACTTAAATCGGTGGTGTTAAAAGTAATGGCTTTAGCCGTGTTAATTACCGTACCAGTCTGCGTGGTGGTGTCATAAAACGACCCGTACCTAGCACGTTTTAGTTGCGGTGTTGTAGGCGGAGCAACTTCCAAGGCTTGCACTTGCTTTTGAAGTTCAGCAATTTGTGACAACAAAGGTGAGTCGTTAGTCTGCGCATCCGTGGCGTTTTGCAAATTTAACACAAACTGGTCGTTGTTTGGCGGTCCAATCTGTAAATCTTCTAATGTTGTTGGATTAGAGCCTGCGCCTGTTAAATCAAACAAATTAAGAAAAAAACGATACCATTCACGCGAAATGTATCCTGTGCGCTCGTCAATTAACGGTACGCGTGGGGCAGGTATTTTGGTGACGTTTAGTGGACTAGCCATTACGCATTGGTTCCATCAACGATTAGTTCAGCACCCATAATAGCAATCTTGACTGGATCAGTACCTGACACCTCATACACACGATCACGCAACTTCAAAGTCATGCCAAGACGACGCCAAAATACTCTAAACCCGTATTCACCGATTCGCCCCATAGTAGACCAATGTTCGTTTGAATAGGTGTGACCACCGTCATCTGACCAACGTAGCATGACTTCTGGGTTTGCACCCTCTACTGTAGGTGGCGAAAATAGTAAAAAATCGCCGCTAGAAGTTACTAGCTGATCTCCGCTAGATGTGTAAAAAAACCATTGCACATTATCTGTGGGATCAATACCGTTCAAACCTACGCCAGATTCGCAGTTAAGTTGTAGGCTATGTTGTGCCGTACGTTTAAGGTTGTTCGTGCCTGATGGTAAAGCTCTCCATGACCGCAACCATTTCTGTGGGGCGCCGTTGTCAGAATAGTATTCTTTATCAAAAGCGTAAATGTTGCCGTTTTCAAAATCACCTACAACAATTTCAGTATTAAAATTCATTTGGCAGTTAGCTCTATGGCGTACAAACAAACCATTAGAAAAGCCTGCTCGTTCATGCCATGACTGAGTAGTAACGTCATACACCCAAGTCTTGCCTGCGCTTGGGAAAGTCAATACATAGAAAAAATGGCCATCTTGTTGGTATGTAAACGCAATAGCATTTGTAATGTCGCCGTAGCTTTGTATTTGCCACTCTAAAGCGTGATTGGACGCTCTAACACCAGTGTAGCCATTTGATCTATAGACCACACCGCTACCGCGCGCGTCTGCGCCTAACCAAAACACGCTGTTGTCTAACTTGGCTACTGAGTAGGGCGCTGCACAACCAAGCTCGTTAGATGCGCCTTGAATACGAGCCAATGGAAAGTCAGGCGTACCTGCGTCGTACCACACTTCAATTGAGTTAGTACCAAACAACCACACCTCACGGTTGGTAACAATAAGGCTAGATAATTGATCCGGGGTACCTTCAGCACTAGCAAAGTCAAGCGGATCAATAGACAGACCATCTAGCAGCGCAGTCACCCATATTTTTTGGCTGTTTGGTTCGTTAAACACAAAGTACCCATCCAAATACGCTACAGTTACTGCACCTGGAAAGTCAGGGTCGGTAATTTGTTGGAATGCGTTAGTCGTGTTGTTGTAAATGTAGCTAGGGCCATTAGCAGCAATAAACAACTGCGTACCATTGTCAGCTATGCTAACAGGGCCTGTGCCTGCTACCGTACCCAGCAACGTTGGCACGTAGCTAGAATTTATTTTGTATAGTTCATTACCTGACACTACAAACGCTGTGTTTGAGTCAGGCTGAAAATCCCATAAACCGCGGATAGGGCCTGTACCGATAGTCGCTAACAAACGTAATCCTGGGGCACGTTGTAGCCACCCTGCAGTCTGCCCCTCGTTAGGGATAGCTTCGGGGTACAAGTTAACCATGCGGTTATCCGCCGCATTAGGGCTGCGAAGTTGGTATGATTGTCCTAGAATAGGTGTTTGCATGATTTACGCTAACACAGCGCCGTTTAGAGAAACAACCCACCAGTCTGTACCGATAAACTGTAAAAGACAACTGTTACCAACCGCGTTAAATGTGATAGTTGATCCGGCACCTAGATTAGTTGGCGTCAATATACCTGTGTCACCGCCTGCAGCTTCAGCCACATAAACAATCATTTTTAATTGCCCTGCAACACCGTCAGCTAAAGTTAACGCATTACCTGTTGCCGTAGATGTAAACGCAGTAGTTAAAGTAGTTAAATTTACCGCGCCTGCGCCTGATAAAGCTTGCACGGCGCCAATAATAGCGTTGCTAAATGTTTGATTACCTGTAAACGTCTGCGCTGCGTCTGTACGGGCAATCGTAGCGCTTGTAGCTGGAAACGTCATAGTAGTGGTGTCAGTACCAGCTAATGTAAGGCTATGATTAACAGTAAACGTTTTACCATCCGCTACTGCTAAAGTAGAGCTAGTGGCAGGCGCTGTGATGGCCATTTTATTAACGCTAGTTGCTGTTGCAACACCTAAAACAGGCGTTACTAGCGTAGGAGTGTTAGCAAACACTAAAGCACCTGTACCTGTTTCGTCTGTCACCGCAGTGCGTAAATTAGCACTTGAAGGCGTACCTAAGAAAGTTGCAACGCCTGCGCCAAGACCGCTAACTCCCGTAGATACTGGTAACCCCGTACAGTTAGTTAAAGTACCTGATTGAGGTGTTCCAAGAATAGGCGTAATTAACGTAGCATTAGTTAAAAAGACCGTTTTGGTCATTTGTTTAGTAACGCCGCCTTGTTCTACTGGCAATAAGTCTGTACCTGCAGATGATGACGCGACGGGGAGTTGGGGTATGGTTACGTTTGCCATATTTAATCCTAGAAGTTACCGCTAAAGATGTTAAAGCGCTGACGAGTTGCCACAATAGCGTAAGGTAACGCCATGATGTCGTCAGGGTTGTTAATGCGTTTCAAGTTACGTTTAGATGTCATTGCAATGCGTGACACCTGTGGATTTGGCTGAATACCGAACTCGGCTGCAATCTCAAGCGCTAAGTTGTACTTAAACGCTCTCAAGTAGCCAGGTGGCATGGTGATGTCAGTGGACAAGCTAGGTACATTAACGATTGGCTCAACCGATATGAAGTGGAACTCCAATATTTTAGTTGGCACTGGGTACACGTAAATCTCAATGTCAGGGTAGGTCATATTGACCCACATTACCTGTGGATATGTAGATGTCACTGTTTTAACAGCGATACCGTTGTATTGTTGTTGATTGATGAGCTTGATACCAAACGAGATGTTGTTCGCTGGATCACGGAAGTACGTTGCGTCGTCTACCAAAATAGGGCGTTGTCCAACAAACGACCCTGTAGGGCCTAGCGTGTTGGATATTTGATTAGGAAGCCAGCTTTTTACTTGGTCTTGAGTTGCATAAACAGACAAACGCTCAGTATTCCATGAGTCAATCATTTGATTGAGCGCAGTCAAAGCGTCTTGTGACGTTGCTGCGGAAGGCGTTTCACCCTCGGCTAACACACCTAGTAAGCGCAACGCGCCGTTAATTTGGTCATTTGCCGTGGTCATGGCCTACTCCTTATGCTGATTTGCGTCGTGTCTTTGGTTTCAAGGTATTAACTACTTCGACGACAGACTCAGGCTGTTCTTCGACCACTTCAACTACGGGAGTTGGCGTGTCAATAGTATAGCGTGTCCAGCCGTTTTGTTCATCATTTTCGGCTTCTTGTTCCATGTTGGCAACTTTAGTACCGTGATCTGGGTGGCTTAAATAAATAATTGGCATTAGCTTTCTTCTCTGTTTTCAGGTTCGTCTAGCTTATTAATTAACATTCTATACGCTGATATGGTGGCCTGAGCTTGAATCAAGAAGGTGTTAGCCTTCTGTGATTCTTGCTCTAGGGCAGAGATTTCAGCTTGCAAAAACTCTTTATTAATCTGCATTACGCAATGGTAGAAACCATAATGTAATACGTTACACCACCGCTAGTTACAGGGATAGTGTGTGTAGCTGCTGGAGTACCAACGGCTGCACGGAACACACCTGTTGTAGCTGCTGCGGGGAAAGCTGCAAAGTTACCAAGTGTGCCAGTGCCAGAGTTGGTTACACGCAAGAAAGAAGCGTTAGTCCAAGTACCGCCAGACGCAATATCGGAATCAAGTTGCAATGCAGCAAGCGTACCGCCTGGGTTAGTAGACGAGCCACCAATAGTTGCGCGCAATGCGTTACCTGCGCCGCTAATTGTGCCTGCACCATTAATGGCCAAACTTACGTGTTCGCCGTTAATAGTACCTGCAGTAGCGCCATTAGCACCAGTTACACGAGTCAAAATGCGAACAGTTTCTCCTGAACCTGTAGAGGTAAAGGTTAAACGGCTATAGTTAAGACGTGTGTCGCCTGAAGCGGCTGTTGTTGTTGCGTAAGCACCGTTTAGTACGCCTGCTGATGAAATAGCAATCGGCTCACCTGCGGTACCAACTTGGTATGAATCTAATTGTGGGTCGGAATATGCGACACCAATAGGCTTATTATTTGCCATGTTAAAACTCCTTTATTAATTCCAAAAAAAGTTAAACCCGCCCCGAAGGGCGGGGTATTACATTAGCTAATGCGGTATGCAGTCCAAGAACCTTCGGCTGTTTTACGAGCGCGGAAGTGACCTGAAGTGTTAACAGTTACTGCAGCAACGCCGACGATTGTCCAACCAGTGCCGGTAGCCAAAGTGACTGTATCGGAACCAGCAGCATCAATGTTGACGATAAAAAAGTCAAATGCAGCGTTGACTTTAGTTGCGCTAGGGATGCCTTCTTCTAGATCAGCAACAGTTGGCAATGTAAGATTGCCAGCCGCACCGTTGAATACAAACAAACCGTTTGCTAATTGATCAGCCGTCATTGTTGCAGCAGCAGCTACAGCAGTTGGAGCGCCTTGTACGAACAACAATGCTTCGCCAACGCTACCGTCATTAAATTGATAACCGCCTGTACCGTTTGGTAATGGAGCTTGAGCCATGATATGTTTCCTTAAAAAATGTGTTTAAAAAGCCCCCGCTTGCGCGGGAGCGATTTGATTAGCCCCAAATACGGCAGGCCATCTGTGGACGGATTGTGCTAAAGCCATATAGAACGTCAATACGGCAAGGCAAACGGTCATTGTTAATGTCGTATTGGCGAACAATACGCATTGAGATACCGTTGTGAACTTGACGTGACGCCATGTCTACACCCTGAGGCATCAACAAGTCAGCAGTCGCGAAAGTGATTGCATCTTTGTGGTATACCAAGTTCTGAGCGTATTGGCTAGAAGCTGCACCAAGGAATGTTACTGCTGCGCCATCTTGCGGGAACGCATTGATAGTTGCCAAAGCGTTACTAGAAGTGAACATAGCAGGTGAAATAGCGATGTTAGTCCAAGCGCCGCCAGCAGCAGTGCTAGCAGCAGTTACAGTGAACTGTTGCAAGCTACCTGTTGACTCACGTGTTTGTGGGTTAACAGCAAATACGTTAGCAATAGTGAACACGTCACCAACAGTAACAGTCGCAGAACCAGTACCGCCGTCAATACTGATAGTCGCTTGACCTTCAGTTGTAACAGTGCCGTTTACAAGGATTGTGTCGCTTGTAGAACGTGTACCAGTGGTGTGCTGCTTGATAGATTGTGACATATTAACTTCGTCGAAGCCTAGTACGCCCATGCCCATCATGCCATTCTTGAATTGACGGCTGATTGTGTCTGTTGGATTAAACAAACCTTTCATGCCTTCAACTAAGCCAGCGTTAGCTGCTGGGTTAACAGTAGCGTAGCGTGGTGACATAACAGCAGCGTTTTCGTTCAACTTCTGTTGAGCTTGTAAAAGCACCAAAGATGTTGAAGGCGTTGTGCCAGGAGTACCGACTGAGTTAGAGATTGCTTTGTAAGCATTCGCTACGTCAGCGTCGATAGAAGAAGCCAACTGTGAGATACGTGGTTTCAAAACACGCTCTGCAAAGTCGTCTAACTGCATTGTCATTTCAGCAGATGTGAAGTTCACGCCAATGTGCTTTTGTGAAGCAACTGACAAAGTTGTGAACTGCTCGTTGTCTGCTTGAACTTGCAAAGCAGCGCCGTCAGTTACTAACGTACGATCTGGTAAACGGATACGTAGTGTAGAACCAATTTTAGCGCCTTCTACAGCAAATGAATCGTCATATTGACGGTTTACGTTACGAGTTAAGACAAGATTGTTCTCGAGGATTTCTAAGGCCTTACGAGTAATCATGTCAATGGTTAAGATTGAGTTTGACATATTATTCTTTCAAAAAATGGGTTAGCGGTTTCTCTGAGCTTCGTACTTCTTGATCTGGCGTTGGCGCTCTGCTTCAATCCATTCTGATGTACTCATACTTTTAGTAGAGCGCGGGTCAGTGGTGTCGTACGCAGGTGATCCACTGCTGGATCGTGCCGTCACTGGAGCAATCGGTGCCGGAGCATTCGAGCTTTTCTTTACGGGCGGACTGTCAGCAAGTTTGCTTTCAATTCGACCAATTTCTTTTGCTTGCATAAGTGCAGATAAACGAGAAATACGTTCAGCTTCCTTAGGGTTACTACCTAGATAATAGGCAATATCTGGCCCAACTTCGGACTGCTGGATCGTCTGAGCCATTGCGTCTGTGATTGGAAGTTTAGGGTTGTAGGCAACTTGTTCAAAGTCATCATACTTAGTCCTAGCTTCTTCTTCACGGTCGTGAAATGCCTCAAGGAGTTCGGCTTGCTGTTTAGCTTGCTCTCGTCTAGCCAATAGTTCTTCTGCCTTACGTTCTGCCAGTGCATCGGCATAATCTTCAGGCGATTCAAACGAATCGACAGACGGGACTTCAACTGACACTGCGCGCTTGGCTTGCGTTTCCGCTTGCTTTGCAGCCTGTTCTCTTTCCCACTTACGTTGCTCTCTTGCGAGCCTTTTGCCAATCGCAGCGTCTAAATCTTCTTGTGTGAAGGTTTTAGCGGCCTGCTCAACTGGCGCTTCTTCCGGCGCTACTACTTCAGACTCTGGGGCAGCCGTTGCTTCCAGTTCTGGCGCGGGTACTTCCGCTAGGGTTACTTCTTGACTTTCGTCCATTTTTTGTTTCCTTAGAAACCCTGATGTTCCGCATCAGTACGGTTATTTACTTAATATATTCTTTAAAAATTTGTTCGTCAAGCGATTAAGAGTAATAGCTGATGTTCAAAATACCACTAGCTGACTGCTGAATAAAACGAATTTTAGACAAATCGCCATCATATTGCAAAGGTACTCCAACAGCAATTGGCATACCTACAGATGCTGTAGGAGCTACGCCGTCATCTCTCCAACGTACAGGAGCGCCTTCAGCAATGATTAACGCAAACACAGGTTTAGCATTTAAACCATCTGGTGCCAAAGTTGGCACTGTCAAGCCCACTGATGCGCTTAAATTAGTAATTTGTTGGTAGCCAAAACAAGTGGTTACGGCTTTAATATTCATCGTCATTTTAAAATCTCCGAGGTTGTGTGAACGGTCTTAATGTAACAGGTAATTCAGCAATTGAATACGGGGGCGACAAGCTAAAGTTCCATCCGTCATTATTACCTGCATCCGTGTTTTCAAAGTCAGTATACGCGTTCCAAGAAGCCCCGCCAACAGCGTTGATGTCTTGTATTGTTAAATCTACTACGTTAACTGTACCCGACGCTTGTGATAGTGTAGCCTGCGATCCAGGCGTTGTAGATTGTAAAAACTTAACATTGGCATTGCTGGCTACAAAACTACCTACGGTAGATGTCACGCCATTTTTAAGTTGAACAGTACCATTGGTGATGGTAAACGCTCTTGTTGAGCCTTGGGTCAAGGCATCTTGGAAAGCAAACGTGCCGCCAACTCCGCTAAACGTCAAAGGCTGGTTAATTGTTTTTCCATTGCTTGTAATCTGTTGAGTTCCCGAGGTGGCAGAAAAAACAAACGCTCCTGTTTGCGATGGCATTGTCATTGTAGAAGACAACACCAGATCACCAAAAATTGTCCAGTTTGCAGTAGAAGACGCCGACACAAGAGTTCCAGAAAAACCAGTAAAATTTAATGTTCCGTACCTGCCAATTGACCCAGCAGACAACGACACTGTGTCCGAGCCTGCCGTAATATTAAATTGTGGTGGATTAGTTACTGTTGCTGATCCCGGAGCAATAGTTCGAGTTCCTGTTGCTCCTGAGTAAGTGAGATCGACAACCGGAGTGCCTTGATACTCAATAACACCGTTTGCCCTGTAAACGTTAGCGTTGTTGCCTGTCACAGTAACTTTGTAGGTTACATAATTCAAAGTCAATCCAACTGCTGCATTGGCTGTAAGCGTTTGAATGGTGACGTTTTCACCCAGTGTGACGGTGTAGGTTGACCCAGAGTTGGCGTCAAAAATTGCAATATCGGCTGTAGTTGGCGCAGAAGCCCCAGAAGCCCCACCCGTGGTGGTCGCCCAATTTGCAGTGGATGTGGTGTTCCATGTACCAGAGCCACCTACCCAAAATCTGTTTGCCATTCAGTTCTCCTTATCTAGGCACTGCCGTTACTTGAACACGCAGTGAGCCGCTAGATAAATCAATTGTTCCACCAGTGTCATTCCGAAACTGAACACTTACTGTGTCTGCTGCGCTAACCCAAGAAAATAAACTAATGCCGGATAAATCGCGCTGAAAAGAAGCTAATGTAAAATCTCCAATGGCCGCGCCCGTTACCGTCACTGTTGTTGTTGTGCTAGTTCCAGTTAGTAAAGACGGAGGGTTGTAAGTGACTTCTGCATACCCTGGCAACGATTTGTTGTAGGGTAAGTTTGTATTGAAATCACCGTTAAATACGGGTCTAAAAGTGTCAGCCGTTCCTGGTGCTGTGCCAATAAATACTTCATCTTGCGCAATTGTGCTTGCACCATAAGACTGCGCATAATGAGCAGTTCCTGTATCTCCCGCAGCGGCCAACAAGTCTGTTTCGTATGTGTTTCCCTTAAAGCGTTTTCCACCAGACAAAAACACAATCATTCTGTCGCCAGCGCCGCCATCAACATAAATTTCTTTTGGCACATAGAAATAGTTGTTTTCTGCAACCAATTCTGTGTTGAGGCTTGAAATAATTTGCTGAGTCCCTGGCCAAGGAGCATCGCCTGTCACGATGACGCGATTGTTTTGAAACAAAACAGGTACTACGTTGGTGAAAACAATTCGATTAAGGTATGGCAATTCAAACAAATTGTTTGTAAACGTTGCTCCGTTACTCACCGTATAAGTGTTGTAAACGAACATCCGTTTGTTGATGCCGAGATTGAAGTAGCAATCGTTGACGGTCATAAGGTCTGATTCAAAAACCATGCAGTCACTGCCGCCAAACGAACCACTGCCGACAATAAATGAGCAGTTTTCAAGAACAACGTTTTTAACAATGTCGCCGCTGAACGCAACAAATTGAGAACCAGCGTTTTCTTGGAACAAACACCCAATAAACGTACATTGCCCAGTGTCAACGTCCATCTGATCTGGAGAAGTAGTAGCAGTGCTGCGGTTTGGTTCAATGTCAACGCCAGCAGACGGAGAAAAACCAATCGTTGAATCCCTGAATGTGTAGCTGAAGTTTGAATCAGTAAACGTCACCCACCGCGCCTGAACAATAGACATTCCTTGTCGTCCGCAGTATGTGCTGGATACGTTTGTGCCTGTAATGTATTTACATGCAACACGAGGGTTGGTCTGTATGCCATCGTCACGCATGTAAACACCGTCCGTCATAACGTGATGGATGTCTAAATTTTTCAAGGTAACGTTAATGCAACTCAGCAAGTAAACGCCGTGACTAACTGGTTCTGCATAAGTCGCAGATGTTGTTGTCAGGTTCAGTTGCCCGTCAATTTCAAAACCCTCAATCGTGACATTCTTGCAGTTGGTCAGAACAAACACGGAAAGGCTGCGAGTTGTAACGGCATCCCTGTTGTAATTACCCTTGGTCGTAATTTTTGCACCATAGCCAAGCAACGCCAACCCATCGCAATTTGTGAACTGCATGGGGTCAACAACACTATTTGATACAGTTACATATTGGTCAATGTAATAGTTACCTGGTGGAAAGTACAACGTGCCGCCACCAACAGAGGTGATGTAATCAGCAGCAGCTTTAAGCGCGTCATAGTTATCTGTTGTTCCATCACCTACGGCTCCAAAATCTTCAACGCTTACAGTTTGACGCAATTTAGCTTGAACAGTGGTATTTATAGCACCAGCCCCGCCTTGCGTGTATCCGATAAGAGAAGATCCAGAAGATGCCGCAAAAGTCGCATAAATGCCGCTTAAATTGCCTGTTATATTGTCATAAGTCGCTATCGTAACTGCGTCTGATGTTTGTAAAACAAATTTATATGCAACATTATCAGTCAACCAAATTTCACCGCCTGATGGAACGCGTCCAGACGCATCTAAAATAATAGGGTTGCTATGAGGTATATTGCCTGCAAATGTTGTATAAGTTGCTAAAGGAGTAGTAGTACCCGCGGAGTAACTGTAAATCTTACCCCCTGTCAGCACATTCCCGCTATTATCAAAAAATTGCGCGCCGACACCTGCAAATAAAGATAGATTTACTGACATATTTGGTTCCTTATGCTAAGAAGCGCAATTTATATAAAGTTGACAAATATAAATCAATAATTTCGTCTATTAAGTTTTGCAACGGCGCATCTGTTTTGTCGCATACATCGTAACGCATTGCTTCTAAATCAGCAAGCTGATCTTCTAAAAACTCAACAACATTATTGGTCTTTTTTGCAGACATTAAACTGATTGGACCAATTAAACCCTTACGACCTTGATAAGCCTCAGCAAACGCGTCCGCGCGTTCGATAATGTTTTCGTAAAACTTCTGCAAAGCTTTGTGTTTTGCATAGCTACGAGTGTTCAAATGTGCTGAATGGGTCACATCACGAGCTAAAAACAACATTCCTACAAACTTTTCGCAACTCATTGTGGCATCCCTTCAGGCGGTACTTGACCTTCCATCGGCATCATTTCAGGGGGTATTTGACCTTCCATCGGCATTCCTTGCTGTGGCATCTCAGGCATTTGCATTGGTTCACGCTGTAATTCTTGACCAACTAGGTCGCCTGTGTCCAAAGCCGCTGCAATGGTACCCATTACAATGTCTTGAATCTGCTCTGCTGTCATGCCTGCTGAAACTGCACTGATTCGCTGAGTTTCAGCCTGATACGCCTTGATGTCAGCTTCAAAATTCTTACGCTCTAAGTCTTGAACTTCCACAGATTTCTGGAAATTCTGCATCATGGCGTACATTTGTTCCATTTCTTGACCCATCGCTTGCATTTGCTGTTCTGCAGCTTGCAACGCAGGGTCTTTATCACCATTTTCAAGCAATTTTGGATCAATTGTTTTAGCCAAGCGGTCTGCCAACTCTTGCGCGCCAGGCCAATCCATGTTTTTAACAAATAAATCACCCGCAACGCTCCACAACTGTGGGTTGCCTTGCAGAATTTGACTCATTGCGTCCATAGATTCTTGACGTTTGGTCATATAGCTTGGGCCAGTGGTCACAACCACGTCGTATTTACCGACGCCTGGGTTGTAAATCTTCTCAATCAAGATGCCTGACTCCATGTCACGGATTTCTTTGACTGGTTCTGGCTGTTCTGGGTTGATTTTGACCATTTCCACTTCGCCATCAATACCCACAATACGAGCAATACGCTCTGTATCGTAAATCTTAGGAATCATGTCCACTAACTGACGTGTAACGTGACGAATAGCACGTGCCAAATTGTCTACGTAGTGATAAGTACCTGTGTCGCCTTGTTTTTCGCGAGCCAAAATAGCACGACCTGAGCGTTCGTTACCACCCATACCTAAACTAGAGTCATACTGACCTGTGGTTGATTTGATGTCCTCACTTGCACCCATCTTGGCTTGAATCAAGCCTGTCTGTGGTAGCGGTGGGGCTGCACGTTGTGGCAACGGTAATACAGCGCCTGCGCCATCTGTGACGTCAGGGTTCACTTCCAAGTACGGCCAGTTGGTCGTATTGGCTGTTTTCCACTGCATTTCGTAGCCTTCAAACTGACCGCCATAACCAATAAACGGTGCTTTGGGCGCCAAAGCCAACATCTCAGCTTCTTGGCTAGTCCAATAGTTATACATACGTTGTGCATCTTTGGCATTACGTACCAAACCAGAGATGTAGATTTGACCTTCTACTTCAAATTCGTTACCAATCACGCGTACGACAGGGATGTACTTACCAGCCCACTCTTGCTCTTGCAAGACTTCAAAGCCGTTTGTTTTCATCCACATGACTTTGCGGCGATCTACTTCACGACTGCGGATAGGTTTAACACCCATGCGCTTCATGTCTTTATCTTCAGGCGTACCCACAAAGAATGAGTTGTTGCCTGGGTACAAGTTCAATGTTTCTTTTTTGTGTGTGTAGTAAAAATACTCAGCAATACGGATGGTGTTTTCATCTAACCACTGGCTAAGATACTGGTCGTTTACACCGCTTGCCAACATAGAACTGAGGGGCGCCGCGTTCGGGTACTCACGCTCATATTCTTCTTTGGTTAAATCTTCTGTTATAAAACACCATTCGGCATCAGCGCCCGTTGGGTCTTGTGACATTGGATCCATGTACACACTGAAACTATTGCGAATACGACCAATGCGTAGGTCTTGATCAAACGTGTTCTCGTCGCAGTATTCTGTAAGAACGCGGATGTAACCTTCACCATACGTCACTTGGTTCTCGCAGGCTGTGTCGTAGGCCACGTCAGCGTCTGACATATACTCAATATGACGAACCATGCCGTCATAGATGGCTGCAACTTGTACGTCTGCGTTGTCGTCTGCTGGAATGACCTTACCGCTTGGGCGGTTCTGACGCTGTTCGTTTGTAACCATACGAACGTGTTGCGGCAGTTTGTTAATTGTTAGGCATGGGCGAGCGTTGATGGTCTGACCTTGGACTGAACCACGGGTTTGCAATACGTCTGCTGGCCATTGCCATTGGTTGTCTGGTGATCCTGCCATAAACCGCAAGTCATCAAGTTCATCCTCACGACTATCGGAATATGCTGAAATCGCCATTGTGTAGCGATGACGCATTTCGGCGAGTTTGTCGCGGTGATCGTCTGGGCCAGTAGGATTACTACCTACGTTGGCTACTTGACCTGCTTTGTTTATGCCTGTTGGATCACTCATTTAATATCCCGATCACGTCTGGTTCGCGCATCATCAATAGTTCTTCGCCGTCCACAGTAACCTTTTGGCCTGAATATTCACCAAATAGCACGTGGTCGCCGACTTTGACGTTCATAGGCTCAAGATTACCTTTTGGTAATTTCTTGCCGTCGCCTGCAGCCACAATGATACCGCTAAATAACTTGCTTTGGGGTAAAACTATTAAAGAAGATAACTTTTCAATATCTTGACGAATTAAAACACAATTACTTAAGGGACGCATCATTTAATGTAGTTTCCAAGCTGTGATGATAAATAAATAATTAGACCGCCTGCTGCGGTAGCAACTGCATCATAGACTTCAACGCCGTGCGGTGGTTTTTGTCCTAACTTAGCTGCCTTGATGTTAGCAAGTTTGTCGGACACTTCTTTAGCAACGGCTGCACCTGCGGCGGCCACTAATCCTAGTTCGGCAGCAAATGGAATGTCCAATACGCTGGCAACAACATACACACCAAAGGCTAGTATGGCGCCCCAAATGGCGTGGTTGGCTTTATCTTGAGGTAGGCTTGGTAGTTTTGGAAACATTATTTTTTACCTTTTTTGGCAGCTTCACGTTTGACTGAGTAGGCGATTGCCACGGCTTGCTTGACTGGTTTGCCTGATTGCACTTCAGCTTTAATATTCTTGCGAAACGCCTCTTTGCTTGCAGATTTTTTCAACGGCATCATTTGCCTTTCTTAGCGGCTGCCTTTGCAGGCTTGGCTGTCTTAGCAGATTCTTTGAACGCCTTGGCAGTTGGTGCTCCTGCACTGCCTGGCTTTCTCATCTTCTCACCTGAGCCTGCAGCGATGCGAGCCTTCTTTGCGTGAATGTTTGCGTATAGTCCTGGTTTTGCCATTTCTTTCTCCTTGTTAACATTTCCAACTTTTGAGCGCGGCTTTCGCGCGGGGGGCGTCGCCTTTGGCGTTTTTGACAACTCCTGACATCCTGGCGCAGAAGCTGGCTTTACGGCCTGCGTCGGCTTTAGTCTTAGGATTTGGAGCAGGCGGTTTAAGATTTGCGTTATTTTTTGCATTGTACTCAGCCCTTCCTTTGGCAGTCATACCCGCACCTTTTTCGGTGGGTTTGTAGTTTGCACCTTTACCCGTGGTCGTGCGGGGTATTGGTTTGTCATGTTTTTTCGTGGCCATTACGATCCCATCCATGAGTTAGTGACAGATTGCATACTAGAATAGCCACGCCGCGGTGACTTGTCAACATACTGACGATGAGCCACAGGATAGGCAAACGTCAAAGCAATGGCATCGGCTGCGTCGGGTGACGCTAGACCACGGGACTTCATGTCTTTCTTGCTTTCCAAGAAGATGGCACCCTTGCTGTCTGGCTTCATCAGTGGGCTGATCAGGTCAGACTTAAGATAGCGGTCTGATGGTATGGCCGCAGACTTCAACCAATCACGCATCAAGCCCCACATTTCTGCCCGTTTGTTGCCGTACATCATTATGTTGGCTGCGCGGTTAGAGAAGTTCACACCCCGTATCTTGTACCTTTGTTCCTTCAATCTATCCACCACGCCTGCACCCAGACCGCCTTCGTCAATGCAGACCAATGCTGGCTTGTATTCTTCAATGGCCTCAATGATGCGCCCGACTGTTTCCATCGTGTCGTCGCCTTTGTGCTTTTTAATCTCAAGAATGTCACGCCCCTGGCGCACAGCAATAACAGTAGAGTCAGCACCGAAACGGGCTGGATCTACGCCAATCACAATGGGCGCGGATAGGTCTTTGTACTTCTCTCTTGTCATGGCCTCATCCACCACCAAGCTAGAGATGAACTGATCATCAGACGCGTTGGGGAATTGACCATAGACCTCAACGTGTGCTGCCGAACTGTCTGCGCCGTATTCATCAATGATGGACTGATAGACTGCTTTATCTGTACCTTCTACGGTTCTAGCATCCACAATCTTATTTTTCCAAAAGTCACGCTTGCCGTGGAATGTTTCGTAGAAATACCCAGAGTTGCGCCGCGGGTTCGAGAATGCCAACCAGAATCTGTTTGGCGTGTTCTCCGTGAAGAAACCCGCGGCGACTGACCATATTGAGTCGTCAATACCTGACGCCTCGTCAAATACCAATAATACACCTGAGAAGTTATGCACACCCGCGTAGGCGTCGGGATTCTCAGCCGACCAGAGTCGCCCTTCTGCACCCCAATATCTTGTACCCATCTTGAGGTCACGCTCGACCAGTTCCGTGATCCACTTGGCTGGCATCACTCTTGTGGCTGATACTTCAAACCAATGCGAGTTGATGGACATGGACAACCACTTGGTAATCTCCGCCCATGTGATAGATCGTAGCTGTGATTCACTGTTGGCTGACACTATAGTGGACGAGCCAATCCGGGTGGTTAGCATCCAAATGACTATCCAACTGACTAGTGCAGACTTACCAATACCACGACCAGAACTCGTTGCCATTCTGAATGTGTTGAAGTCAACCTTGCCGTTGTTTTCTTTGATGTGTTCGCCTAGCTGGGTCAAGACCTCTTTCTGCCATTTGCGTGGCCCAACGAAGTTTTCCAACGGAGTGCCTTTTTGCCCCCACGGGAAGGTATACATCACCCAAGCCAGCGGGTTGTCTTTAACCGCAGGACTCCACAACCTGCTCATCAGTTCTTGTTCGTCTTTTGCCGAGTAGATGGGTTCTTGCACTTAGGCAGCCTTTTGTTGTTGTTCCACGTGGAACTCTAGATGTTCTTTAGGTGTGATGTCGATGGCTTCTATCACTCGCTTTTGCGCATCTTCTAATGCCTGCGTGATGGAGATGCGCTGATCCACTTCCACATTAATCTGCTGTTTGGCTACCCAGCCGTGCTGGTGCTTTAGGATTTCAAGCGCTGCTTTAGCATCGCCGTTGCGTGCAGCTTCGTGCAGAACCTGTGACATCTCACGCTCGCCATCAGCGCGGCCTTTGAGTTCTGCCATTTCAGCGACAGGATCAAACTGAGTGAGTTGTCTGTATTCAGTGGGTAACATCCCTGCAGCTAAAGCAAGGGCGTCGCCCTTCAAGCCAATCTTGGCTGCGGCGTATATAGCTTCGAGCCGTCCCTCTGTGGCTTCGAGCTTGCGAGGTTCATAGGGTATGGAGTGAAACATGAGGCGATGTTAGCACAATTCTATAAAAATAAAAAATTTGTTCGTGAGAGCACCTAGCCAAATTGACCCATGGCCCTGGGCCCCTGGGCGCGGTCTTTCAGAAAATTGCCTTTTTGGTTAGTGGCTACTAACTTTTATAATCGGACATAATGGCTGAGAGATAATAGCTAGATAATCGTTAGATAATGAGTGATTATGTCCACATATAATCATTATTAGATAATCATTATGTAGTATGTGAGCAAAGTGATATTAAGACATTATCTGGTGATTATCTGGCTTTGTGGACAATGTGGATAATGTGGACAATCAATTATTATTCGCTGATTATGTTTGTTAATCTTTTGGTGTTTGTTATTTTTTAACAAACATTGATTGTCATAATGACAAACAAGCCAGCGGTCTGGAGTGTTTGTGGACAATGTGGACAATTAGATTTTAGATTGTCCACATTGTCCACAAACTGAAAAACTTTTAGCCAGCGAGCAACGGACAGCGAGCAAAGTGTGGACAATGTGGATAATGTGGACAGCAGTTTTAAATCGCTGGCTTATAACATTGTTAGCACTCACTAACATAGAATTACAAATCCACTATATATCCAATAATCATTGTCCACATTGTCCACAATCAGTCTGGTCGTGGCTTACATGGTCATTTTGCATTGTCCACAAACTTGTCCACACATTGTCCACAATGTCCACAAAATCAGCACAACTGCAAAAGAATGTATTACACTCATGCGTGAGAGCAATCCAGCTCTCTTAATAACCTAAAGTAAAGTGAGGTAAGTATGAGCAGTCAAAATCTAGTTTCAAGATGGCAACTCAACATGACATCTGGCAATTATGCTGATGATGCCAGCCGTTTAAACAATGCAAGGTATTGGGTAAGAGATGCAATTAAAAGCAATCTAACAATGCCATATCGCTGGTATAGAGATGCCCATGTAAGCAATATCCAGACAATCAAACATAATCGCAAGTTATTCGCTAAATCATTCGCTATTGCAGTCCAAAATGATGATGTGGACTATGCTCTGGAGCTGGTCAATGAAGCCAGACCCCAGCATGGTCGCATCATGAACAATGCGTGTGATGTCTTGCACGATAAATTTGGGGGGTGTTATTACTCATGTGATGATTGTGGGACTATTGTCCACGATAACGATACTTACTCGGTCAATGATGGTGATAGGTCTGTTTGCGAGTGTTGCAAAGAGAATAATTACCATTGGTCTGATTATCACGACTGCTATGTTGATGATGATTATGAAAGCGAAAATGGTGGCTTTGAAAATATAGGTGAGTATCACTCCAGCTCCGAACAACTAGGGCACATTCCTAGTAAGTATGACAATCGCACTCCAGCGGTTTTGCTAGGTCTGGAGCTTGAGATGGAAATTGCCAGCAGTCACTCATTAGATGGTAGAGCTGGAGTGCTATTGGAAAATGTTGGCAGTTATCGTGATGCTGAAAATGACCGCTATACCTATGCCCTATGCGAACAAGATGGCTCTCTGGATAACGGCTTTGAGATGGTGACTGCCTATACAGGTCTTGATGTCCACAAAGAGCAATTGCAATTTTTCAAAGAAAAATTCAATGGTGCATCTAGCCACAATACCAGCACTTGTGGCTTGCATATTCATATTTGTAAAGCTGATATGTCCACGCTCCACGCTTGCAAGATGGTCTTATTCATTAACGATAACGACAATCAAAAGCTGGTCTATGCTCTGGCCAGACGGGATAGCTCTAGCTATTCAAAAATTCACGATAAGAAAGCGGACAAGCATTGGTTAAAAGATGCTATGCAAGCTGGCAAAAGGGCTGAGGATAACAATAAGCTCCAGAAAAAATACCAGCTCCGCAACTTGAATAGTGACCGCTATGAAGCCCTCAACTTTAAAAACGATAAGACCATTGAGTTTAGATTGTTTAAAGGTACTTTGAAATATCAAACGATTATGGCTTGTCTGGAGTTTACTTTTGCGACATGGCACTTTTGCAAAGATGCCAGCCAGACCCAGCTCACGACAAGCGAGTTTTTAAAGTTTATTTGTCGTGCTGAAAATAGATGCGATACAAGATTTTTGCGTACCTATTTAAAAGAAAAGGGTTTCAACTTGCCAGAAAAGAGCAAGCCAGCCAAACCCGCTGGATCAGTAGAAAAAACAGCCCTAGAAGCCATATAAAACCTAGAGCGACATTTTAAAATTAACAAAAAGGAAAATAATTATGTGTTTATTAGTGACTCAAACAAACAATTCACCATCATTGAGTGATGATTGGCTGAATGATTTTTACTCTTATAACTCTGATGGTGTGGGGGTTATGTATTCTTTGGACAATCGCTTGATTGTAGAAAAGATACTCCCAAAAAATGCTGATGATTTTGTGCATTTTTACCGCAATCATATTCAAGGTAAAAATTGTGCTTTCCATCTTCGCATGAGAACTCATGGTGATACTGATTTAACAAACTGCCACCCCTACGAAGTATTGAACCAGCAAGAGCATGGGACAGACCTCTGGCTGATGCACAATGGCATTTTGGCAACGGGCAACGCTGGTGATACCAGCAAGAGCGATACATGGCATTACATAAGGGACTATCTACGCCCAATGCTTGCAACTAATCCAGCTTTTGCTTTCACTCCAGCATTTAGGCATTTAATCGGGTCGCATATTGGGTCTGGCAATAAGTTTGTGCTGATGGACAACTTTGGCAATATGTCCACGGTTAATCAAAAAGCGGGGGTCTATTGGGCTGGTCTTTGGCTTTCCAATGAGTATGCGTGGACTGCCAGCGATACGACCAGCCAGACCCCTATTAAGAGCATTAAGACCGCTAAAAAGCAAGCAAAAGAAAAACCAGCTCCAGCGATACGATACCCCAGCTTGTCTGGCTCTATGTATGGCTCTGGTTATCAGTCTGGTTATGACTATCCCAGCTTATATGATGATGTTGAGATGATATTAGATGATTTAGGATATTGCGGACATTATGAAGCCAGCCAGACCAGCTTAAGATTAATTGAAGATTTTATTGCTGATTTTGGTTTCAATGCTTTTGCTGATTTAGCGGACTATTTAATGCAAAATCAAATTGATTATGAGCAGTTTGATAAGGCATTAACTAACCCTGATTATGCAAAAGAAAACTTTAATCTTAAAAAGATAACTTACAAGGGAGCATATTATGCTTAAGAAAATCATTGAGGGTTTACTGCTGGTCGCTCTGGCTTTTGTATTGGCTGGTATGTTTGTTTACGGCTGGTCACTATGATTTATGCGATTGTGGCAGTCCTTGTGGGGTATATGCTGGTGATTTTGCTGGACATGGACTAATCAAAAACCCTCAAACCCTAAAAGCCCTAGATTAAGCTCTAGGGCTTTTTTTATGCCTAGGGTATATCTACCTATGCGTAAAACATTCTATTGCAGTCTAGGGGTCTTAAAATCAGTCCTAGGGGTATGCTGCCAGCTGGTAAACCTTACCGCAAACCATGCCTTGCTCCAGCTCCAGACCTTACCCCAGCTCCAGCTCTGGCTTATGTTGCAACGCACAAAATCGTTGTTGCAATTTTTTGGCAGCAATTTTTTTGCCAACTTATGTGGCCAGAAATTTTTTAATTTTGTGCTTACAAAATCTGGCCGACAGGGCGACCTGCTCGGTTTTTTTCAAAAAGTAGAAATAAAATGGACAGGGCAATCTGCTCGGTTATTTTACAAATCTACTTTTTCTGATCGACAGGGTAAACGACTGCGTTATTTCACACTCACAAGTTTAGGTGTGGGCGGTTGCTCAACGGCAGCTCTCAACTCTGACTTGGATAGCGTATTGGCCAGCTCAGGTGCAGCGAAGATGTGCTTTTTGTTGTCATAATCGCGTGACTTCAAGCGACCACAGTCCACCCAGCCTGCTTCTTTCAAAGCGTGTAGCAAAGCAGCCTGTGGGACTTTGACACCACTCGGTGCTGCGCCTGCCAAGCGATCACAGATAGCGTGGAAAGGCGAACCAATCACACCCTTGGCAAACTCACCTGTGCGGTGACGCATCATCTCAACCAAGTAAGACTCAGCCATGCTCATACCATGCTCGACTAGGTTCTGCTTGAACTCGGTCAAGGCAGGAGCTGCGCCTGGGTTGAAGTGGCTCACGTCACGAGCCTGCAACCAAGCACCGACTGCTGCGAAGCCACCATTGCGATACCACTGCCACATCTTAGCGGCCACTTGAGGTGCCATGCGTGGAGCGTGTGACCAGACACAGAACCAACGGCGGTCTTGTGAGTCCAACGAAATAGGCACAGGATCGTTAGAGAACGCCAAAACGAACACACGATTAGCCATTTGGTATGGATGCAAGCCCTTACGATTGACAGTCAGCATCTCTGGTGGAGCTGCGATGATGGGCTTTAACTTGTTAGCCAAGGCACGACGCTCACGAGCGTCCGGCTCTTTGAGTTCGTTGAGGATAAGGATTTCAGACTCAAGGGCATAGCCGAACTGAGAGGACATGGTGTCGTTGTCTAGCAGGCCGTGGTTCTTCATGTGTTCACCACAGACAGCCCAAATGAACGGCGCCCACATGGTGTCCTTACCAGAGCCTTGGTCACCAGCGTGTAGGACAGCGTGGTTAATCTTGATTTTAGGGTTTTGCACCTTAAACGCCATGATGTCAAACAGGTGATTCAACTCCGATGGTTCTGGAATCAACGTTTCGCAATGGTCAAGCCAAGGCGTCACATCACCAGCGACGTACTCAGGGCGAGCATCACGCCAGCGGTTGCCGTACAAGTCACCATCTCTAGACACAAGCATATCGTCACCTGCTGCGTAAGTGATACCGACCAAAGCCTTAGCACCCATCGCTTGTCTGTTCTCGTCAAAGCAAACAGACGCTTCGACTTTGCGACCAGTGTGGATGGACTTACACTCTATGTGTCGGAACAAAGCGTTGAAGGTCTGGCGACTGACCTCACGGCGGTCACGCAAGTCAAAGTAGGACTCATCATCTTGAATGTAAGCAAAACGCTCATACCACTCGGACTTCTCGATGCGACCAAGTTCTTTGCGTTCAATCTCAGCGATGCGTTGTGTGGCATCGTCTGTGAACATATCAGTTGGGGTTAGCTTGGATAGGGTCAAGCTCATCTTTTCAGCCAACAACTCATCACGCAAGCCAGCGCTCACTTTGGGACCACCGTTCTCAGCCACCCATGACAAGAACTTGTTAGAGTCCAAGTCCACGCAGTGCGAGTGTAGACAGCAGTAGCTACGATCCAATGGCTTGTAACGCCCTTCTGGGTTGCCATCAGTATGCTCTGCGCTGTTTGGACAGACCACACCCATCCAGCCCTCACCATTGGCAGGTGACAGAACCAAACCGTTGTCGTTCATCCATGTCACTACTGAGTCCTTGCCTGTGTCGGCTAGGCGAATCGGCGCGTTGGCTGTGGTGTCGGCCTCAGCAGGTGTAACGTCTAGAGCTGTGCAGATCTCAGCCAGCGTGTACTCACGCTCTGGGTGGAACTCAACCAAGCGAGCCTCAAAGTTACCGCGCCCAGGCTTCATGTTGACTGAGCCGGGCAGGCGCACGTTGCGTACTGCGTTGCAAGCGCCTGGGTCTGTGTAGCCAGCATCAGCGATGGCACGGATGGCAGCAGTGAAGTCGCCCTTGGATGGTTGCTCGCTGAAGGCGTAACCCCATTGGAAGTTACCCTCAGACGTTTCAAGAATCCATGTAGGGTCAAGCGGTGGGGTCTTGGACTTGCTACCGATGTCGTCTAACATCATAAACAAGACGTACTCGCAGTTGGCAGCAGACGCGCTGACTTTGCCATCTTGGAAGCGGTCAACAATAAAGCTGGCAGTGTTTACATACCAAGCCTCACCCTTCTTAATCTTGGTACTTGGCAAGAACGCAGGCCATGTGCATTTGATAGCGCCATCAGCGTGGAACTGTAGCTCACCATCCTTTAGGACAGGCTTTTGACGTACAACTAAAGCAGTTTCACCTTCTGGTGCTAGTTTTGTTATATACTCTATGAAATTCATTTGTTATTTCCCTTGTTTGTTGATTAGCCCCTAGCACTCACTAGGGGCTTTTTTTTACTTACCGTACCGTGTCATGGTCTGTACTTCAATGTTCATCGGTATGCCCGTAGCCCACTCAGGCGTTGAACACATGACACGCTCCATCTCTTTTGTTGCAAATTCAGGGTCGCTAGTTTCAATAACTATCTCGTCGTGGACGTGTAAGACCACATCATCGAGATGGCGCAGACTGTGGCGTAACAAATCGTTAGCCACGGCTTGAGTGATGTTCTCACAAGCCAATCCTTTCCATAATCTAGCTCTTGGCCACTCTTTGGCATCTGCTGCTGGCTTCCATGAAGCTTTGGCATAAGTCACTCCGTCTGCGTCTAATTTGGCGAATGGATAGCATAGCACACGACCACTTGGAAGTGCGTACCATAGGTGTAAACCATCAAACAAATAGGTCACACGACCTGCGCTGAACTCATGGCCTTTGTTACGCATTGCCCGTGTATAGGCGCTCTCAAGGTTCTGCCAATACGGCACAGCCCATGAGTTAGCCAGGCGCCAGCCGTTGACCATGCGCTTGGCTTCGGCTTCAGGCAACAAGATGCCGTAGGCTCGACCCATCGCAGCAAACGCGCCCACACCACCTGCGAACCCGCAAGCAAGCTCTTGAACCTTACCAATCTGACGTTGGTCACCATTGACAGCCTCAACAGGCACGTGGAAGGTAGCCGAAGCGTTGACCTTGTAGACATCCTCGCCCTGGCGGAACAACTCTAGCTTACGCTCACCTGCCTCGCAGTTGGATAGCCAAGGGTTGACACGTGCCTCGATGGCCGCCCAGTCAGCAACGACTAATGATTTTCCCCGTTCGGGTATGAGTGAGGGACGTAACATTCCTTTGAGGACGTCCGTAACGCGTCGTCCGTAGGTCGGCACGATTGCGTGACTTCTAACCATAGCGTGTCTAACGCTTTCAGGATCTTTGGCACACTTTCGTGTGAAGTTGTGTACTTGCGCTCCATAGCTTGAAGCACGTCCAGTGGCACTTCCACCAGCAAAGACAAATGCTCCTCTAACTCTTGAATCTTCTTCATCTGCTAACTCCGCTAATCTCTTGAATTTTGCAACACTAGACGCCCATAAGTCGTCCGCACATTGGATAACATCTGCAACTTCCGGCGGTATTTCGTCGGGGTTTTCATCAGCAAGAATAAGTAAGTTAGCTCGAACTGTTTTGTCGATTGAATATTTCTTCTCGCCATCTTTATAGCTCTCCATCAGTTTCTT